CCTCCGGCTCGGGCCGGGTATTCGCGGCGGATTGAGGAGAGACGGCATGAGCAGGACGGCGAAATACGTGGCGGTGGCGGACGGCTTCATTCTCGGGCGGTTTTTCGCCGCCGGCGAAGAGGTGGAACTGACGGACGCGCAGGCGGAATGGGAGCTGCGCGCCGGGCGCGTGAAGCCGAAGGAAGAGCCGCAGCCACAGCCGCAGTCCAAGGCGAAGAAGGCGAAGGCGGAGCGCTGATGCGGGGCATGAGCCGGCAGACGGGCAAGGCGATCGAGGGGCTGGATCACATCCGCCAGTCCATCGCCGACATTCTGGGCACGCGCAAGGGCGAGCGCATCATGCTGCCTGAATACGGTTCCGACCTGCCGGACGTGATCGACGCGCCGATGAACGCCGGCGCGGCGGTGGACGCTTTCATGGCGGTGGCCGAAGCGCTTGACCGCTGGGAGCCGCGCTTTCGCCTGGAGCGCATCCAGATGACCGAGGCCACGGCAACCGGGCGCGCGGGCTTCCTGCTGACCGGGCGGGTGGTGCCGGATGAGCAGGTGACGATCGAGGTGCACATCTGATGAGCCGGTTCGACAGCATAAATCTCGCGGAGCTGCCGCCGCCGGCGGTGGTGGAGGAAATCGACTGGCGCGCCATCCGCAACGCCACGCTGGACGATTTCCTGGAGCGGCTGCGCGCGGAGGGCGTGACGGACTACGCGCCGGTGGAGAGCGATCCGGCGGTGAAGGAGATCGAGGCCGGTGCCTATCGCGAAATGGGAATGCGAGCACGCGTAAACGACGCGGCGCGGGCGGTGATGCTGGCCACCGCCACGGGGGCCGATCTCGACAATCTTGGCGCTTTTTACGGCGTCAAGCGCAAGCTGCTGGATGAGGGCGATCCCGACGCCACACCGCCGGTGCCGCCCACGTATGAGAGCGATGAGGACTATCGCCGGCGCATCCAGCTGGCGCCGGAGGCGTTCAGCACCTGCGGGCCGCAGGGCGCCTACATCTATCATGCGCTGGCGGCGGACCGGCGGGTGAAGGATGCGCAGGCCTACGGCCCGGAGGACGGCGTGGGGCTGACGCCGGCGCAGGTGCTGGTGGTCATCCTCTCGCGCGACGGCGATGGCTCCTGCCCGGCGGAGCTGGTTGACGCGGTGCGCGCCTATATCTCGGCGGACGAGCGTCGCCCGCTGGCGGACGAGGTGTTCGTGCAGGGCGCCGAGATCGTGCCCTACGAGATCACGGCCTCGCTCACCATCCTGCCCGGCGCCGACCCGGCGGTGGTGGAGGCCGCGGCGCGGGCGGCACTGGAGCGATACGCCGCCGAGCGCCATCGCGTGGGGCTGTCGGTGGATGTCTCGTTCGTCCACCGCGCGTTGGCCCAGCCCGGCGTGGAGCGGGTGACGCTCGCCAGCCCCGCGGCGGACGTGGAGATCGGGCCGACGCAGGCGGCGCATTGCAGCGCCATCAACATCACGGTGGAGGCGGCGGCATGAGCGACCGTCCGACATTGCTGCCGCCGAACGCCACGCCGTTCGAGCGGGCGCTGGAGCGGGCGCTGGCGCGCATCGAGGACGTGCCGGTGCCGGTGGATACGCTGTGGGATCCCCACCGCTGCCCAGCGGAGCTGCTGCCGTGGCTCGCCTGGGCCTGGAGTGTGGACGAGTGGGATCCGGACTGGCCCGAGCATGTCAAACGCCGGGTCATCGCCGCGGCGCCGGAGGTGCACCGGCTGAAGGGCACGCGCGCGGCGGTGGAGCGGGCGCTCCGCGCCATCGGCGTCTTCGCCGAGATCGTGGAGTGGTGGCAACGCTCGCCGAAGGGGCAGCCCGGCACGTTCTCGGTCACGGCCTGGGTGAACGAGCAGCTGCGCCCCGGCGGCGCGGTGCTCACCGAGCGTGTGCAGCGCCAGATCGACCGTATCGTGCGCAGCACAAAGCCGCTCTCCCGCGCCTATGACCTCGTGGTCGGCGCCCTGTTTGGCGACCGCGTGGCCGTCGCCTCCGCCGCGGCGGCGCTGGCGGTGGACAGGCGCACCATCAAGGCGGGGCGCGATACCACCGTGCACGGTGAGATGGTGGCCGCCACGGCGATGGCGGGAATGCAGGTGGCGCGGCGCGCTATCGAGGCGGGGCGCGACACCGCCGTGCGCGGCGAAATGGTTGCCGTCGGCGCGGTGGTCGGGATGCAGGTGATGCGACTGACGATGGAGGCAGCATGAAAGCGCTGATCCCGAAAATCACCGACGCCGGGCTGGCGGCGGTATTCAACGCCAGCAACGATGGGCTGGAGGCGAAAATCTCGCACATGGCCTTTGGCGATGGCGACACTGGTGGTGGCCCGGCGGGCTATGCTCCGACCGGACACGAAACGGCGCTGCGTCATGAACGCGCCCGTGTGCCCATCGGCGGCGGCAAGCGCCTGGCGCCGCACGAAATAGAGGTGCAGGCGCTGCTGGATACCGGGCCGGAGCACTGGATCACCGAGGTGGGGTTCTACCTGGTGGACGGCACCTTGTTCGCCGTCTGGAGCGACCCGGCGGTGAAGTTGGCCTTCAAGGCGGACGGCGTGCCCATCGTCGTGGCCCTCAACCTCGTTTTACAGGGCGTGCCGCCCGACAGTGTGAACATCACCATTTCGGGCCCGAGCGTGAACATCACCATGCTGGAGAACGTGGTGTCTACCGCCGCGAACTTCATGCGCACTTGGCGGCGGATGATGGCCAGCGAGGTGCGAGACCTCACCCCCGTTATCGAAAGGATGTGGAGCTGAACCATGCCGACACTCGAAGAACGCATCGCCGACTTGCAGGATCAGGCGGGACAGCTGCTCGACCTGCCGCAGCAGATCGCGGACACGGCGCAGGCGCGGATCAACCAGATCGGCACCTACTGGGCTACCCGTGTGCAGCAGATGCGCACGGTGACCTACGTGCACCAGCAGAGCGGCGATGACGATGCCGATGGCACGGAGAGTGCGCCGATCCGCTCGGTGGAGGAGGCGCTGCGCCGCACGCCACCCGGCGGTGTGTGCGAGGTGCGGTTGTTAGGCGGATACCATTTCGCGGGTGTCGTGACGGTCTCGCAGACCTACCTGGTGATGACCAGCGCGAGCAGTGTGCGCCACGCCATCACACTCGAACGCCTGACATATCAGGCGTTCGGCACAACAAAACGCAAAACTGGCGGGCCACTACTAACCCGCCGGGCTGCAGTTCGATACACTGGAGTGACGCTCATTGTCCCCGTGCTGGATGGGACATGGGGCAGCTATGAGATCCGCCATAGTCACAGCGGGTTTGCTCAACTCGGTGACAGTGTGGACGCTGGCGGAGCGCTGGTGAGTATTACCGAATGTGACATCCGGATACCGCAGACGCCATACTGTGCGGTGGTGGGAAATGATTATCGCATGCCGGTAGAACTGTATGTGACCGGTTGCGTCGCCACCGATCAGCCGCTGACCGGGCGTCTGCTGTCGGGCGCGACCGACCCGAGTGGCACCGCCGCGGCCAGCCTGCCGTGGCTGGTCACCAACCTGACGACCGTGTGAGGAGGCCACCATGACCGAGCAGCGACTGACCATCACGCACGAGGGCCGACAGTATCTGGAGATGACGCCGGATGATCTGCGTGCCGCCGGCGTGCCGCAGGAGGTGATCGACGCGGCACTGAATGCGCAGGTGATCGCAGCGGCGACGGTGCGCATCGATGCCATCGTCGACCGGGTGTTCACCGCCAGCGCCTCGCGCGCCTCGCGCTACGAGGCGAAATACCAGGAGGCGCTGCGCTACAAGCAGGCGGGCTATCCTGCCCAGGTCGCCGCTGCCGAATATCCCTACCTGAGCGCGGAAGCGCCGGCGCGCGGCATGACCAAGCGCCAGCTGGCGGACGCCATTATCGCTGCCGCTGACGCCTATCGGCAGTTCGGCGCGCTGGCGGAAGCGAAGCGCGCCGAGTTGAAGCAGGCGGTGCCGGCGGCCACGGATGCCGCCGCCAAGCAGGCCGCGGCGGACGCCATCGTCGCCGAGGTGGCGCAGGCCGCGCAGGCGCTGAAGGGGTGAGGTGAGACGGGCCGATGCCGCGCTATGCCAACATCCGCGCTGATATCCGCTCCGGCGACCTGCTCGCCTGGAGCGGGCGCAGCCTGGGCGGCTGGATCGTGCGGCGCTGGACGGGCGCGCGCATCAGCCACGTTGGGCTGGCGCTGTGGGTGGGGCCGCGGCTGTTCTGCATCGAGGCGCGGCCCGGCATCGGCGTGACCATGCGGCTGCTCTCCACGGCGCTGCCGTGCGAGTGGTCGCCGCTGAAAATCGAGGCGGCGCGCTGGGCGCCGGCGGAGGAGTTCGCGCTTCGGACGCTGGGCCGGGGCTATTCCTGGCTGGACGCCATCCTCGCCGGCCTCGGCCTGCCCGCCCGGCAGTGGGATCGCTACCAGTGCGCCGAGTTCGTCGCCGAGTGCTACCGCCGCGCCGGGCTGCCGCCGTTCCGCCGGCGGGCCATCGGCCAGCGCCTCGTTCCGGATGAAATCCAGCGCCGCGCCATGACCCTCGGCGCTCCGGTGCAATTGCTGACGAAAGGAGAATGACGATGCCCGAACAGTTCCTGCATGGCGTGGAAGTGGTGGAGGTGGATGACGGCATCCGCCCCATCCGAACGGTGAAAAGCTCCATCATCGGCGTCATCGGCACCGCGCCCGATGCCGACGCCAACGCCTTTCCGCTGAACACGCCGGTGCTGGTGTTCGGCCCGCGCCAGGCGCAGGCGCTGGGCGCGCGCGGCACCCTGCCGGCGGCGCTGGAGGACATCTATGACCAGGCCGGCGCGCTGGTGGTGATGGTGCGCATCGACGAGGGCGCGACCATCGACGAGACGCTGAGCAACGCCGTGGGCAGCGCGACCGCCATGACCGGCGTGCACGCCTTCCTGGCGGCGCAAAGCGTGGCCAAGGTGACGCCGCGCATCATCGTGGCGCCGGTGCTGACCAGCCAGCGCCCGGGCAACGCCGCCAACCCGGTGGTGGCGGAGCTGGTGGGCATCCTGCCGCGGCTGCGCGCGGTGGCCTTCGTGGACGGGCCGGGCACCACCTTCGCCGACGCCATCACCTACCGGCAGGACTTCGGCTCCGACCGCATCATGGTCATCGACCCGCACGTGCTGGTGTGGGACGAGGCCAGCAACGCGCCGGTGGCGCGCCCGGCGTCTGCCCGCTTCGCCGGCGTGCAGAGCCGGCTGGACAACGACCGCGGCTTCTGGTGGAGCGTGTCCAACCATGAGCTGGCTGGCGTCGAGGGTATCTCGCGTCCCATCAGTTATCAGCTGGGCGACCCTAATTGCGAGGCCAACCAGCTGAACGAGCACGAGGTGAGCACCGTCATCCACGACAATGGGTGGCGCACCTGGGGCGATCGAAGTACCAGCAGCGACCCCATGTGGGCGTTCCTCTCCGTGCGGCGCACCGCCGACATGGTTTACGAGAGCGTGGAGCGCGCCTTCCGCTGGGCGATGGATCGGCCGATTTCCGCCAACCTCATCGAGGACATCGCCGAGAGCGTGAACCTGTATCTGGCGCACCTGAAGGCGGTGGGCGCCATCCTGGGCGGGCGCGCGTGGCTGGATCCGGAGCTGAATACGAAGGATCAGCTCATGGCCGGCAAGCTCACCATCGACTTCGACATCGAGCCGCCGGCGCCCATGGAGCATCTGATTTTCCGGGCGCACCGCAACGACGGATACTACGAGGAGCTGGTGGCCGAGGTAGCGCGCGAAATCGCCGGCAACGCGGCGGCCTGACCTGACTGGAGGATCGAGACATGCCTGCTGTTGAAAACGTGCTGCGCAACTTCACCATGTTCGCCGACGGCTGGGGCAAGATGGGCAACGTGGAGGAGCTGACCCTGCCCAAGCTGACGCTCAAGACCGAGGAATACCGGGGCGGCGGCATGGACGTGCCGGTGGAGATCGACCTGGGGCTGGAGAAGATGGAGGCGGAGTTCACGCTCACCAGCTTCGACGACCAGGTGCTCTCGCTGTTCGGCCTCGGCCCGGGCAACGACCGGCAGTACACCTTCCGCGGCTCGCTGGCGGGCGAGGACGGTGTGAAGCGCGGCGTGGTGGTGCGCCTGTATGGCCTGCTCACCGAGATCGACCCCGGCAACTGGAAGGCTGCGGAGAAGGCCGAACTGAAAGGCAAGATCGCCGTGAAGGTCTACAAGCTGCACGTGGGCGACCGGCTGATCCACCACATCGACGCGCTCAATGGCATCCGCATTGTCAACGGCGTGGACGTGATGGCCGACGTGCGCGCGCATCTTGGATTGTGAGGTGACAAATGGGCAAGCAGAGCCTGGTGAAGGAGGCCCTCAAGGAGGCCATTGAAGAGGGTATGAAGGGCAGTTCAACGCCCGCTGAAACGGCGCGCGAATGGCCGGTGGAAATCCGCCTGATCACGCCGGTGGAGGTGGACGGCCAGCGCTATGAGAAGCTCGTCTTCCGCAGCCCGCGCGGGCGCGACTGGGTGCGCGCCGAACAGGCCACGGGCACGAAGCTGGAGCGCATGCACGCCGTGCTGGCCAGCCTGGCCGAGGTGCCGGAGCAGGTGTTCCTGGAGATGGATCACCGCGATCATCTGAAGTGCCTGGAGATCGCGCGGGATTTTTTCTCGGCCTACGAGCTGGCCCTGCTCGACCCCGTGTCCTTGCTCTCGTGAGCGTGGTGCTGGGCTGGGGGCCGGCGGACTTCGAGGCGGCGG